TTGCCGTTGGGCTCAGTGTGTCTATGGTGGAGCCGCCGGGTACCGCCCCCGGGTCCAGTTCGTCGTTGATTGGCTTCAACGTTACAGTTTATTTATAACACCTTTATGATAAAAAGTCAAACTCTAATTGTTCTTCTTTGGAAAGTTTTTCGCCGGGTGGTACAATCTTACGTAGCCAACTGTCGGCAATATAAGCACGAGGTGATGGGCCTAGTTGTATGTCTAGATCTTCTGCTTCAATCCACCAATGGTGATCTGTAACCATTGCCATACAGGGCATACCTCTAAATTGAAACTTTTCTCGTTCGCTAAATTTGCCAATGTATTCTGCTACATTAACAATTCGTCCCACATTAGACGGATTAATTGAAAATATAATTACTGCTTTATCGCCTTCATTTACATTCATTATTCACCATTAGCAAATACATTAGGACTTCCTTCGGTCATATTGCCCGAATCAACCGCATCTTTTTTTCTTGTAACTGCAATGTTATTGATAAACACATTTGGAGAACCTTCCTTAGTCACATCTGTGTGTGCTGCACAATCATCTCCGCTTGTTATATCGTGTGATACTGTAGGAGCACCAATAACAATTACATCAATATCGTTAGCGTGAACTGTTCCGTCTGTGTTAGAACTATCAATTGTAGTCGTTCCATCACATCCGTGACCGGTATTTAATTCATCACCTACTCTACATACTGCAGGCATTATGTAACAATTCCTGTAGTTGTTGCAACGTACTGTTTGCTAATTTCGTCTTGTGTTTTAGATACACAAGATACGCTTGATGTTCTTAAATTAAATTTATTATCCGGAGATACTGAAAACATAAACGGTGCAAGACCTAGTCCTTCTGCTTGTGCAATAAGTACCATTGGTTTCTTCAGTGTATAATATGTATCACTTTCTTTATCAAGACGAGCAACAATTTCCTCTCCTGATGATAGTTTAAATGATACTGTGTCGCCTTCTTTATATGGTGTTTCTACTAACATTATAATGTATGTCCTGTTCCAGTGTAATTAGTTTCTTCAACGTAACTTGTTAGTTTGTCATACCCGCCAACTATTGTTCCGTTAATACGGATCTGTGGTACTGTGCGAGCACCTGGGAAGTTTTCTAAAAGTTCTTCCTTTGTGTAGTCTTTGCCAAGAGACTTATATGTGTAGTCAAATCCACGCATCTCGCAAAATTGTATTGCTTGTTCGCAGAATGGACACTGTGGCTTTCCAAAAATTTCAATCATCTGTATGTATCTCCGTTATGTTCCAACTCATTGTTACTCTTTCTACGTCAGACGAGAAAGGATAGACTTGATGTTTTACACTCGATGGGAACAAATAAATTTGTCCTTCTTTAGGTAATATACGATGTATATGTTCACCAATTACAAATTCTAAATGTCCCGGGCAACGAGCGTTAGTTTCTATATTTGTATTTAATTCTTCTGCAATCTCTAATGGTACTTTTACCATTACAATTCCACTAATAGATCCTCTATGACTATGCAAAGGATTAAATTCATTTGCCTTCATATAGTTAAACCAAAGAGCTTCTATACCAAATCTAGTAACTTGTGCTTCTTGTCTTTCGTATTTAACAAAGGATTCTACGTGTTTTGCAAAGATTGAAAATAACTTTTGTTGTTCTTCAACAGTTGTATTTGAACCGCTACGCTGTTCTATAATATTTCCTGCTAAATTTTTACCAAACTTTTCTCCGTTACGACTTTGTTCTGCTAAGTCTTGTATAAAACTTAACTCTTGTTCTGTAAGAGTAGAATGGTATACGTAATCAGTAAACGGAGTGATAATTGTGTGATCACTCCGTTCACTTACTATCATAAACTAAAACCTTTAAGTTTGTCTTTGTCAACATCTTGTTTGATGCCGCCAATGATATAACTCTCAACTTCAGTTTCTTGTGGAGCAACTTGTAAACCTGAACTTGATAGCCAGTGCTGTGTCCACGGTAATGGGTTTGTGTTTTGCGGTTGATCAAAGATTGCATTGAACCCTAGTGCTTTTAGTCTACGGTTAGCAATGTATTCTACATACTGATGTAGTAGTGTAGCATTAAGACCAATCATACTTCCGTCTTTAAACAAGTAGTCGGCCCAATCCTTTTCTTCTGCAACACACTCGCGCCATAGTGCATATACTTCTTCTTCACACTCTTTAGCAATCTTAGCCATTTCTGGATCGTCTTTGCCTTGAGCCCAAAGTTTTAGTACGTGTGTTGATAGCGCCAAATGCTGTGCTTCGTCCCTAGCGATAAGTGAAATAATCTTAGCACTACCTTCCATTAGCTTTAGTTCTCCAAAGCCAAAGGTGCAAGCAAATGACACATAGAAACGAAGACCTTCAAGAATGTTAACTGTCATCATTGCAAGATACAGTTTCTTTTTAACTTCTCGCATTGTTCCTTCTTTACGATGGATGAATGCATCTGCGGCTTCGTTAAACTGATCATAGTATTTTGTTACACTTTCAGCACGAGCAAGAATTTTCTCGTCGTCTAGGATAGTGTCAAATACTTCTGTAGGATCAGCATACACATTTTTCATAATGTGTGTATAAGAACGTGAGTGAATAGTTTCAAAGAAGTCCCAAGTAACAATACAACCTTCAAGCTCTGGCAAACTTACGTGTGGCAAGAAAGCCAAACAAGGACCTCGTCCTTGTACACTGTCTAGCAGTGTTTGATACTTTAGATTAGCAGTAAAGATGTGCTTCTGTTCTGGACGGAAGTTAGCATAGTCTGCTCTATCTTTCTGCAATGAAACTTCTTCTGGACGCCAAAAGTATCCAAGCATAGTTTGGTTGAGTTTATCAAACACAGGAAACTTAAATGTATCGTAACGCTGTGTGTTTTGTTCAGCACCAAAGAACATTGGTTGCTTTGTAAAGTCTACTTTTTCTTTGTTGAATACTGTTTTAGCCATTCTTCTTACTTTCCTTAATACTACTGTATATTACACTAATTCCTTGTGCTTGTCAATCTTTAAATTGCACAAGCCTCACACATTTCGTCATCTTCTTGACTTACAGGTACTCCTGCATCTAATGGCTGTTGTACCTTTTCTTCTTCAATCTCGCTTGGATCAGTTTTGTAATCGTAAGTATTCTGATAGTAAGAAGTCTTCCAGCCTAATTTATATGTCATCAACATATCTTGTAGCATCACACTCATTGGAACTTCATTGTCTGGATAGTGTGTTGGATTGTAACTCCAGTTGCCACTGATAGATTGATCAAAGAACTTTTGCATTACTGCCACAACGTTGATGTAACCTTCGTTGCTAGGCATTTCCCACAACAAGGTGTAGTGTTGTTTAAGACTTTGATATTGTGGAACAATCTGTTTAAGAGGCCCTTTCTTGGACTTCTTAACGGACAAGTATCCTCTAGGTGGCTCGATACCGTTTGTTGCATTTGACACAACGGATGAGCTCTCTGATGGCATTTGTGCGGACAGAGTTGAGTGCCTGAGGCCGAATTCCTTGATATCGTTTCGAAGACTATCCCAATCATAGTTTAACTTGTTTGCTACAATACTATCAACATCCTTCTTGTATGTGTCAATTGGAAGAATGCCGTCGCTGTATTTAGTACGGTCAAATGCATCACAAGCACCGCGCTCTTTAGCAAGTGTATTAGATGCTTTTAGCAAATAGTATTGGAACGCTTCTGACAAGTCGTGTACAAGTTTCCACGCTTGTGAATCACTGTATTGTACTTTCTGTCTTGCTAAAAAGTGTGCTAGTCCAATGTAGCCAATGCCTAATGAACGTCTTGCTTTAGTTGAAATCTCTGCTGCCTTAATTGGATAGCGTTGGTAGTCAATAATTTCTTCTAACGCACGAACTGCTAGTTCACAAAGTTCTTCTAAATCATCTAACTCTCTAATAGTACCTACATTAATAGCACTTAGAATACATAGTGCAATTTCACCGTCTTCATCATCAATGTGTTGTAGTGGCTTAGTCGGTAACGTAATTTCTTGGCACAGGTTACTCATATAAACTGTATCTTTAAATGAGCTGTGAGTGTTGCAATGGTCAACGTTCATCAAATAGATACGTCCTGTTTCAGCACGTTCTTTAATTAGATCGCTAAACAACTCCATTGCAGGAATAGTTTTCTTTTTAATGCTTGTAGCACGTTCGTATTTTTCATATAGCTCTTGGAACTTGTCCGGATCACCATAGTATGCATCGTATAGTCCTGGAACATCGTGTGGGCTGAATAACGTAATGTCGCCGTCTTGTAGTAGTCGTTCATACATTGTACGGTTCAACTGAATGCTGTAGTCTAGTTTACGTACACGGTTATCTTCTGTACCTTTGTTGTTCTTTAGCACAAGAATGTCTTCAATTTCTTGATGCCACAACGGGAAATGCACTGTAGCACTACCGCCACGTACTCCGTTTTGTGTACAACATCTTACTGTGCTTTCAAACTTTTTAAGGAACGGAATGATGCCTGTGTGTGCTACTTCTCCGCCTCTGATTTTTGAGTTGACGCCGCGGATTCGTCCTGAGTTGATTCCAATGCGAGCCCTTTGCGCAGTGTACCTTCCAATAGACATATCGGAAGCAAAGATACTGTCAAGAGTGTCGTCACTGTCAACGAGGACACACGAAGCAAACTGGCGCACAGGGGTGCGGACTCCTGCCAT